TGAGTAACCTTAGTGATGATCGTATGCGTCATGCTAAGTCAGGTGCATGGTGGGAGAATGATCCACAACGTGCCTTAGCTAATAACAGTGTTAGTTATACAGAGAAACCAGATGCAGTATCCTTCATGCGTGAATGGATGTCATTAGTAGAAAGTGGGAGTGGTGAACGTGGTATATTCAATCGTGAAGCAAGCAAGAAACAAGCTGCAAAGTATGGTAGACGTGACCCTGATTATGAGTTCGGAACTAATCCTTGCAGTGAAATCATACTTAGACCAAATCAGTTCTGTAATCTTACGGAAGTTGTGGTACGAGCCACAGACACGTTGGAAGAACTGGCTAGAAAAGTACGACTCGCCACAATACTTGGGACGATCCAAAGCACGTACACACACTTCCCATATCTGCGAAAGGTGTGGCAACGAAATACAGAAGAAGAACGACTGCTCGGTGTGTCTCTCACAGGGATAATGGACAACAAGCTTATGACTATAGCCAATAAAGGTTTAGATAAAACACTTGATCACCTTCGTCACATTGCTGTAGAAACAAATGCTGAATGGGCAGAACGTCTTGATATACCTGTTGCTACAGCTATTAGCTGTGTTAAGCCAAGTGGTACGGTTTCACAACTTGTTGACAGTTCAAGTGGGATACACCCCAGACACAGTGAGTATTACATACGTACTGTTAGGGGTGACAACAAAGATCCTTTAACACAGTTTATGATTGACCAAGGTATACCTAGTGAGCCTGACGTTATGAAGCCTGATGCTACTACAGTGTTTAGCTTCCCTGTTAAGTCTCCTAATAAAGCCATAGTAACTAAAGACCTTACAGCTATTGAACAGCTTGAGACTTGGCTAGTCTATCAACGACACTGGTGTGAACATAAGCCAAGTATTACTGTCAATGTCCAGAAGGATGAGTGGTTCGAGGTAGGTGCATTTGTGTACAAACACTTCGATGAGATGTCAGGAGTGTCTTTCTTGCCTTACAACGAACACACATATCAGCAAGCACCCTATCAAGAGGTTGGTAAGAGTGATTATAAAACTTTATTATCTGTTATGCCAGATAGGATTGATTGGGCTAAACTCTCCTCGTATGAAAGTGAAGACAACACCGTAGCAATGCAAACAATGGCTTGCTCTGGGGATGTCTGTGAAATCGTAGACTTAACATAAGGAGAAACCTATGTATATACTGGTGCTCATTGTAATATTTGAAGGTAATGTCAAAGTCCATTCTTTTGACGGTGTTATCTATGATAAAGATACCTGTGATAATGCTGCAACTCAAATGGAAAAAACATTAATGAGTACTAAACCCACACAAGGATCTTCAGCAAAAGCCTATTGCTTTGAAGTCCCTACTGATGTATAATTAACCTCACAAACTAAGGAAAGAGTTATGATTAAAAGAAAGTTCAGCCGTTCCCTTTACAATGCTTATGATACTAAAGCTAAAGATACTTTGGCTAAGTACTTAGAGTCTAAGGGTCATACTATCCTGCAAGACAAAGAAGATTACTTTGCAGATATAGTTTCAGAGAAAAATGGTTATACATACTTTAATGAAGTAGAAGTAAAAACAGCTTGGAAAGGAGATTGGCCCACACATTGGGCTGAGATAAGAATTGCAGAACGTAAGCAACGACTGATAGATAAGTACGAAGGAGAGAATGGTGTACTTAACTTCTATGTGTTACGTAATGATATGAAGAAAGCTTGGCGTATTAAAGACACTAAGCTAACTAAAGAAAGCCTAGCTGAAGCTAGTGGTAGATACATACGAAAGGGAGAAAGATTTTTTCACATTCCCTATGGGGAAGCAGAGTTAGTGGAGATGCAATGAGTTACGATCCTGTAAATAATCCTGCACATTATAGCCTTGGTGAAGGTATAGAGTGTATAGACTACATCAAACAAGTGTTAACACCAGAGGAGTTTAAAGGTTACTGTCACGGAAACTTAATTAAGTATCAGCATCGTCATGGGTACAAGAATAAACCTATAGAAGATATGGAGAAAGCTGAGTGGTACTTACGAAAAATGCTAGAAGCTATGAAGGAGATTCATAAATGAAGCCTTTCCACAAAGGGATAGAAGCCTTTAAAAGGGGTAAGATAGGTAACCCTTATCGCCCCAACACAACCGACCATAGGGATTGGGAGCATGGCTTTAATAGAGCCTACTTCTCCAATCTTAAAAAGGTTAAAGAGGACGAGCACAAAAGAAATGAAATTAGAGGATGAGGCTAAAAAATTCGCCAAGAAAAAACGAACCACCAAAGCAATGAAGCCCCTCACTGCCCGAAGGTATCTAGCAGGACAAGCCTTATCTGGATTACTTTCGGGAAGTCGAGGGGCTGTTCAAATGCAAGACTTAAAAAGGGCAGCATATGATTGGGCAGACTACATGTTAGAGGATAATGATGAATAACTTACTATTAACAATAGCAGGTATTATGATTGCATACCTAATGCTACTATCAATTTAAGTTAAGTTTGAAGAGTTCATCTCTTTCTCTCTGGTTGCTTAAATAAAAATCAATGAGTTGGAGTTGTGGTAAATCAAGTTGCCATAACTCCTTTTCATCTACACCAAAGATTTCTAGTGTATCTCTCATTTCTTTTTTATTAATGTTTCTATTTGTAATGGTATACAGCAATCCTACTTTATTATCATCCGTGTTAAAAGAAGCCATCAAAGATTTTTTAGTAGCCTTCTTTGCCACTTGTAAGATTGTACGTAATTGTTTTTCTTTATCTGCCCCAGATAGCTGTTGCCATTTACCAGACTCGACAATAGCATCAGCATACATTTCAAGTACTGGAAATACAAATTCGTTAAAGGCATTAGCTACCTCTGGTACATCACTACGAATGTCAGTTTGCCACTGTGGTCTACCTACTTCATTAAATAAAGTTTGTATTGTAGACTGCGGCAGAACTTCCCGATAACCAAAGATCCGTCCTATTGCTGCGCCTTGAGGTTCATCTGATAAAGCAGATTTCTTTTCTGGCGCAAGAGGTTCACCAGTTGATAGTGCTTCGTAGATTTGATCTATGTATCTAGCACTGTCGTTTACGAACCTGCTTCCTTGCTTACGATCTATTGCCTCATAGTCTTCACCTCGTGACAAAGCTATGATCTGATTAGCAGGGTCAGCAAACCTAGTAAACCCGGAAGCATACATGGAAGCAGAAGATTTAATAGCTTTCACACCAGAATCAACTGCTGCTTCAAGTTCCCCTGATGCAAACAACTTCATAGTTTCAAAAGCCCCTGATGCAGCATCACCTAGCTGTCTAGAAAGCTGTTCAATGCCAAACTGTTTTGTAGCCTCTTCAAATAATTGTGGTGGTATACGTCCATCACGAGCAAGGTGACAACCCATTCGCCCAATCATTTTATAAAAGCTGTAAGGAAAGTCGTACCTACGATCTACTATAGCACCCTTAGCATTTCTTTCTTGATGCCAAGCTAAACCTTCTTCAAAGTTTGCTGCTTCTCTAGCTGTAGTTACACCAATGATACCCCAACCAACTGCAGCTTTTGTAGCTAAGTCAAATGGATCTCTATCATTACCAGTAAATCCCTTGTGGATAAGACTGGCACCAGTGTGATCAAACATAAAGCCCAGTGTGTTATTGAAGAACTGTCCGAAAGGAACCATAGCACCAATAATAGGATATGTTCTTGCTTCTTCTACGACCTTTGCAACACGAGGTAGCAGACCTTTATTTCCACCGTATCTTTTAGAGAATGTATTTCTTAGTGCATCATTAATAGATTTAGTTTCTATCTTTAAAAACTTTTTATAACTATTACTATTTTTATCTACTAATTGTGCAGCTAAGTCATCTCGTTTTAGAAATTCATTATAGCTTACACCAAACTCAAGCCTTATATTTTTATCTAATGCATACATAAATTCTTGAGACTTAGTAAAAAAGTCTTGTGCCTTAACACCGTAAGCAGTTTGTGCAAGGTTCATAAACTTTTCAAAGTTAGTTCTAGAAAGTGTTTCACCTGCAGGTAGTTCAAGTTCTTTTAATACTGCATCAACCTCGACACCACCAATCATGTACCTAAACATTTCTTTTTGTGCTTCAGGTCTAAAAGTTAAATAGTCCATAGCAGCTTCAAAAGTACTATATGGATCTACCATATTCATAAACTTTTGTTTTTGTAATGCAGCCATCTGACGAGCACGATTACCATACTCTACTGCACTGGTCTTATTACCCATCAATGAGCTTAACATTGAAGTGCCACCGTATAAAGTAGCTCTCAACATGTCTGACATTGTTTGTGTACCTGATGCGGAAGCCCAACCAATAACGTTCAATGCAGTTGTTCCGGGGTGTGTAACAAGCATACGAATAAAATTTTGCTGTACATCACCAAAAGTTTTAGCTACATTCTCTCTTATAGGTACAGTCACTTCATCCAAAATAGATTCTATAACTTCTGCTGCTGTAGATTCTTTGTTTATGCTACGCAAAGTTTTTTCTAGTTGTGATTGTCTTTGCAATAATCTAGCTGCATCTGATACCTCTGCCGCATCAACATCTAAAAACTTTTCTAGTCCAAGTCTACCTGCAGGACTGTCAAACTTACCAAAGATACTTTCAAAGGCATCCTCAACAGCTTTCTTAGCTTCGGGGTCTAGTGTTTTTACTACGTCTAGTAAGTAGTTAGTAAACCTATCACCTTCAATCCTTTTAGAATAAGGGGCAACACCTGCATCCTCAAGTATTTGAGCTACGCCTTTAATGTTATACTTAGCATCACCTAAGAAAAACAACCTACCTAATACAGCATCTGTTGCTGTAGACTTATCGT